ACATTCACATATGGACCAGCAAAAGCTGCACCAGCGAGTAGGAATGGAGATGCTGCAACAGCAGCGATTGTTGATTTGATTGACATGTTTGTGTTTTTGAGTGTCTCGCAAGAATAAAAAAATCCTGCGGATGATAGAGTCCCTCGACATGGGATCTGTTTTCATTCAACGCAGGGTACGATTATTTCGGGCCTTTGTCTATTATTAAGTTGTGTGAAGTTGCCTCCACTCAAGTTATTTATAATATTAACATTTTCTTCGGGATCGGACAACCCCCCTTGTGACAGTTTATCAACTGGCACATTAGTTCAACCTAATAATACCACCTGTTGTAGAGATCTTAACATCACCATCTGTAGAATCAATTTCTACAGATTTACCAGAAATGGATGTTGTCTCCTTTCCTTTTAGAGTCAAGTCTTTAGATGTAGATTCTATTGTAGCATCTCCAGTGCTCTCAAAGGTCATATCACCTTCTTTTGTCAGGATATCAATATCTCCTTTCTTTGCTTCAGCGTATATACCTTCAGTATCCGTTATCATTTCTATGCCTTTCTGTGCCTTTATTTTAAGGTCATTTAAGAATGACCTAATATCAACAGAAGCAGGAGCATTTTTTATAAGTTTTGTGCCAGGTTGCAATCCAGCAGTCCAATGTTGATAATTACCAGCGACCCAAAGCTTATAATCTCCAAGGATCTTATGGTTTAAATGACCTGGAGTAAGAACTGTTTGAGTAGCACGAGGATCGAAAGAAATAGTTGTGTTTTCTTTAACACCTGTTTTTAAATCTTGTCCAAAGATGAGATCCATCTTATTATCAACTATATTCGTTTCATCTGTTGCAGATCTTACTATATCACCTCCTGTAATCATTCTAATACCATTTTCACCTTCTAATATTAATTGATCTATGGCCTTGATATGAACTATATTTGCCTCAATATATCTTTGTCCACCATTTGTTACCTCTGTATAATTACCAGATTCAATTTTTACATTTATTGCATCCTTATCAGTCTTAGCTTCACCATTTTTATCTTTTTTTGAAGCACCACTATCTTCTTGGTTACAAGATATATGAAGAGTGCCTTCATTTTTCCACAATCCTCCATGTGATTTTATATTCAATCTTCCACTAGCATTACCATATTCTGCATCGTGTCTACCACAAATAAGGGCGATACCTCCAATATCATCCATCTTAATCCTAGCACCACCCTCTGCTGGACCCCATATCCTCAAGAGAGTCGAAGATCTATCTTTGCCAGGTAAAAGATATTCATTAATTTCAGATCTACTAAAGTGTCCTTTCCACGCAGTAGATATTTTAGGAGCATCCTTAAGAGTTTGGGTCTCATTAGGAGTTTTAGGATCTGCAACTTTTGTAATAGTAGCCATTATGGACAATCAACGTAGCGGCCAGTACCAATCTTAGTAGCACCAACTGTGGCCAGTTCATTGGTACTTAGACATTTAAGTGATGGTATTAATTTACCACCTGCTCCTGAACCAATAACTCTAACTTCAGGATATTCATCAAATGTTAATTCTCTTCTCAATACTCTTGCACCTATAAGGTATCCATCTTCATTAATAATTGCTTCTGCAACATCTGTTTCTCCATTAACATAAACAACTGGCTTCTCTGTATAATTGCTACCTGGTCTAATAACAGTAAAGGAATCTATTATACAGCGAACACCATTCGACTCAGGATCATTTATCTTATATCCATAACCACCTTTCTTGACACGAATTTCTGTAAGATATCCATTCTCATCTAACAATCCAGTAGCAATTGCTCCTATTCCTTCACCAGCAACAAAGACATATGGTGGTTCTTCCCAAGGAGATCCAGTTTGATCTATTGGAATATCAATAATACTACCATTACCATCAGTTATTACATTACCTACAGTAGGTAAAGTAAATTCTTGATATTGATTCTCTGCTGTTTCTCCTTCACCATCATCAAAATCAGAAAGACTGTTATCACCAGCAGTAATATAGACATCAACTGAAGCACCAGTACCATTAAGAGTAAATGTTAATGTTTCTACCTCTTCAACTTGATTATCTTCTGCTATACCAACTGTTACGAAAGATTTCCCATCATTAACTACACAAGATCCATATAATTCTCCACCAATAATATCTTGAGAAGTAATATTGGATCCACTAAGAGTCCAGTAAAGAACAGTACCATTTTCTACATTAGTAGTAGAAATAGTATATATTACAAATTCATCTTCAGGTACAGTAGTTCTATTGGCAGTAACAGCATATGTTTGTGATGTTCCTACTTCTTCTATCTCTTCATTAACAGGCCAATCAACAAGATCTAATAATGTACCAGGATCTGATGGTTTTGGTGTATAAGGATCACCCTTCTCTTTAATCCGTTTCTCTATAATAGTACACTTACCAAGATTTTTAACAAAATTAATTCCTATCTTACTACCTGCTCCAGGAGTACTCTTCTTAAGATATACAAAGAAATCTTCTTCTAATTCCGATTCAACATTATACAAAGTTCTTATTTCAATTTCTTTAGTAGTCTCATAAGGAGCAAATCCAACAATACCATCATCTGCAATATAATCTACACCAGGAGTAGCAGTACCTTGCTCTTTAAGTGTCTTCCATGTACAAGATGATGCTATATCTGTATATCCACTTCTAGTAACTGTAAATTTAGCAAAATCTCCTTCAGTTACCTTAATATCATCTATAGAATATCTAATTTTTCGTTTTTCTGGTGTAGATCCACCTCCATTTGGTAATGGTAATCCACCAACAAATCCAACAGTAGTAACTGTTAATGGTTTACCAGTATATGCTTCATCACAAACATACTGTGTATAATCTTCTCCAGTTGAAGGAGATAAATTATCAATACTATCTAATAAATTATCCAACCAATTTTTATCTTCTTCATCTGCATCTGTTTCATCAACTTTAACACCATCAACACATACCTTAGAATACTGCTGACATGTTCTGTCAGGTCCAGTGCAAGTAATACCTAAAAGATTAAGAACATAGTTTATAGCACCACCAATGATGTTAAGTGGAGCTGCAATTGCCCCAAGAATCGCCTGTAATGGTCCTAATATTGAATTTAATAGATTATTCAATAAATCAAACAATTTGGAAAGAATACCATTGACTAATGAATCAATCTGACAAGCAACAGAACGATAAATTTGCTCAACATAACTCATCAAAACATTAGTTAACCATTCCATCAAACGATCACCAATATCTGCCATTGAACATCCTAAGTCCTTAAGTAGTTTATTAAAGAACTTAGTAACTGGAGTTAATGCATTACCTTTATCATCAGGACGCATTATTGCTTCAGTAAGCCATTTTACTGCTTCTTTTAATTTACCTATTATAAATCCCTTAATCTTAGCGATAAACTTCTTGATAACCGCCATTACCTTCTTAATATACTTTCTAGCAACACCCTTAGCATCAAAAAGTTTTCCTGTTACTCTATCAATAAGATACGTACCTATCTTTCCATTATTATTCTGAACTTCTTCTAGAAATTCTGCAATATAAAATTTTAAATCCTTCTTAAATTCTACCTTATCACATTTCTCTGCTACACTCTGACACCAACTCTCGTCTTTGAGTACAGTTAAAGTATTACGGCCAGGCTTTGTAGAGGCACTGACTACATCACTACCAGTACATAATTTACCTGAATCTAAAACACCACAAGTTCTATTTGTATTTTCAAGATCAGTCTGTTCACCTTTTACATTCTCCTTCTGAATTACACCTTCACTAGCCAGATTTACATCATCACTAGGAATTGCTGTAGTGAATGGATAATCATCAGGTCTCTCATATACTACTTTACTTGTAGCACCTGGGGTCTGTCCAATAGACCCCATAATGATCGGTTTCTGTCTATCTGGATCAAGATAAAATCCAATGACCCAACATCCCTTCTGTAACTGTGGATGTGCTCCAGCAGTGTTACCAGGCATAAAAGGAACATTAACTGGCATCATTACATGACACCAAGGAAGTTCCGATGTTGGTAAAGTCTCAGGATCTTTAGGATGATCTCCTACTATTCTAACTCTATATCTAGCACCACCCTTAATGTTCTTATCCTCGTGATGTAAGGCAGATTCCTCCACCTGACCAACCCACCAGTTGAATCCGTCATTACCAACTCTATTGGTTGGTATCAGTTGTGATGCTAATTGATCCATTAATTACTCGTCATATACTCTACATTCAAAAGCATCAGGATGATTATCACAATACTGATCCAATTTCTTATCTTGATGTCTTAGATGATAATCATTAATACCTGTCTCAGGCTCTTCTCCCTTATGATACTCCTCATAATAAGCATGAGAAGTTTTTAAATCCTCTTCAGAATACTCGTGTATACCATGATTAGTATGCTCCTTATGATCCTTTGGATCTAAGTAAACTTCATGATCTAAATCGTGTTTGATTTGTGCCATAATTTTATTACGGTGGTAAGATTATTTATTGGCCATGGGTAGAAATTCTATCCTTCATACCAAAAGAATCACGCATAAGTCTTAAGGTTGTGATAAAACGACCATTTGCATTTTCAAGTTTAGCGTATTCATGTGTAACCTCTTCAACGAGATACACTCCGCTACTCTCTTTATCAAATGGTTCATCTCTTGTAGACTCTGCTGGCAATTTATTTGCCAATCTAAGATCAACTAAATCTCCTGCACAAATACCAGAATTACCAGCAATCTGAACAGTAGCATATTGATTCTTCAAAAACTCATACCTTGTTAAAGCCTGAGTTGCATAATATTTCTGCCAATCAGCAAATGGAGTAGGACTTTTAGCACTACTATCTTCGGGATCAGCTGGCCAGCCTTTATTATACCACGATTCATGGTCAATGTAAACGGACATAATTCTTGATGGTACTTGTGTTAAATCATTTTGGTCATCTGAAATTAACTCAGCACTCTCTTGTCCTCCTAAATGAGCCATGTTATCATAGTTCTCAGAAGCATTGTAAGTATATTCTTCGTATTCACCTGTACTATGATTAAAGAATGCGATCAAAGTACCATACTGACCCATTCTTAAGGATTCCAACACATCTAACTGTGATCCAAAACTAGCTTGTAATATATTAGACCTTTCATCTACTTCTGGTACATCATCTGTATTAGCAGTTCTTTCTATATACGGACCCCATGCAGCATTTGTATAAGATTCTGATCTAAATTTAGATCCCTCTTCTGCAAGTAAAGTATCCACAGAGAAGAAATTATATCCTCTTCTATTCTCCCAAAAGAAATATCCAGCACTACCTTTAATAGTTTCAGTTACCTCTGTTTCTTTACCATTCTTCTTAACAGTTGTTGTACTTGTTCCTTTCTCACCAACACTCTTCAAACAAACCTCTGTAATAAGATCAAATGGTCTCCTTCTTGCTGGAAGCATATTTAATTGAAACCTAGAAACCTCTGTAAAAACATCCTTCTCTGTTTTTATATAATTTTCCATAAGATCAACTACAATAGAATCACTATGTCCTCTAAGTGGTTTACTTACTCTAATAGTCTCATTTTTAATGGCCTCAGCAGAAATTAATCCTAATGTATATACTTGTTTCTGTCCTTTAGCAAATCTATTATTAATACTCCAGACTTTCATTTTATATACTATTGGATCCTCTTCAGAACTTGTTTTAAGTGTAATCCATATATTTTCTGTTCCTTGTATAGGCAATCCACTTAAAAGACCACCACTATCAAGAATGGTCATAGTACCTGCAACAAATGGAGATGTAATACTCTCAACATAAGAAAAAGTTATTACAGTACCAGTCATGTCAATAGCACCAGGACCAGTTGGCGTTCCAGCTGGCCATATCCTTACGTTCTCAACCTTGAAGTCTAAACTATTCTGAAATTGTTCGTTGACTTCACTCATTATCTAATACTCCTTATTCTTAAATTAGAAAATACTTCAGTACCAGTCTCTGCCATACTAATACCATTTAAGTATCCTGATGGTGTGGTTCCAGTTTGTCCACCACCTTCACCTGCCATTACGTTATTAACAACTATAGGATTATTTCCTGCCTGAACAATATGTTGATCAGATGATAACTGATTAATCTTATCTGCTGTTTCATTTCCAGTAGTTGTTACATTACCACTACCTGTTCCAGTATTATTATTTGTTCCAGTATTATTTCCTTTTTCTGGAAGAATTACTTGATCTTTAATAAGATAGTCTAATTGACCTTGCCAGTTAGTCTTCCAATCATCACCAACAGCAGATTTCATTGAAGAGAAATCTGAACCTTCCCAACCAAACAATCCACCATTCTGACTACCAACAAAACCAGAAGCATCATTGATTTTATTTGTCCAATTAATTGCGTCTTCTCTTCCAATTCCTTGACTCTGTAAATATCTAAGTACTTGTTCTGGCTCAACTGTTGGTTGATTATCTCTCTTGATACCCATCCATTTTGGACCCCAATATCCATCACCTTTCTTAGATCCAGTAATTGCTCTGAGTGTTGCTGTTGGACCTTCACCATGTACAACTTCATCTTCTGCTTTTAATTGTTTTCCTACTTCAGTATTTTCATTAAAGAGTCTTAAAAATTTCGGACCCCAATGTCCATCACCAACTTTACTTCCTATCAATCCACGTAACAATTGTGAAGTTGCTTGTTGGAATTGTGAAGGTGGTTCCTTCTCTTTTCTACCATCACCACCGCCACCCCAAAAACCTGGATATTTCTTTTGGTTCCAATATAATCCTAATCCAATAACTTTAGCATACTCCTGTTCCTTCTGAATCATATGATCAAGGAAATACTCAGGGATTCTCTTTAACTGTAGTTCATTAGAAACTATTTCATTTGGATGGAGTATTGCTCCAAATCCACCTTCTCCATCTATTCCTCCTTTAGGTTGCTTATTAACTCTACCACCAGTATCCATACTAGCAGCATTATCTGACAAATCTTTAGCTAACAATGCACTATCAATAGTTAATGCAGCAGCAGTACCAGGACCAGGGAAAAAAGTTGATAATAATCCAGATGTTATCTCAAGAGATCCTCCTATAAAATCACCTTTAGCAAATTTTTGCATTCCAAATAATAAACCCAATCCTGCACCAAGAAACGGAATTGCTTTTCCTCCTACTTTAGCTCCACCTTTAAGTCCTGCTTTGGCTCCTCCTTTGATCAAAGCACGTTTGCCAGCTCTGCCAACACCATGTTTCATTATAGAACCAGCCTTTCCAGTCTTCCCAAGACCAGATATAGACTTACCTGCTCGTCTTCCTAATGCAGTACCTCCAAGAGCATTCATCAAAGCTAAGGTAGCATCACCTGATCCACCACCTTTTCCTCCACCCATAGCGAGACCCATGGCCATATCAACAAAATCACCACCACCGCCTCCACCAGAAGGAGAACCAGAACTACCCTTGAACATTTTCTGTTCTAAGAATGCTCGTGATCTAGCCATCATCACATCATCATGTTTCTCTTTTCTGAGAGACATGTGAACCATAGAATGCTTATGCTCTTTGACCTCTCTAACTAAACTATCTACACCATCAGCAATTCTTTGTAAAGTGTCAGATGGATCATTCTGACCAATAGGCCCCATAGACGTAGGGCTATATATCCCATCTTGAGATGCACCATCATAATGTACTATAGTCTGAGATGGTCTTATATGAGGATCTCTTTTAGGTTGTAAACCTGCTAATCCAGATCCAGAGAAATTAGTTATTGCTCCACCTTTCTTAGATGGAAGTCCAAACATTGCAGTCTGTCCAGCAATTTGTACCGCTTCTTCAACTTCTTCTGAAGTTACATCTATAACTGATACATCAACTGGAAATATGGACTTATCCTGAGTTAAACCAAATGCCGTTTTCTTTTTTCTTTCTCCAACTTTTTTAGCTGCTTTCTTTAATTTGTCCCAGGCCCAATTATGCAAGTCCTTATAACCCTTGCTTTCTGGTAATTTACCAATACCTTGGAATCCATGTGCCATTATTTGTTCTTAGCCTGTTCTTGTTTTACTTTCTCAAGATGTTGCATCAATAAAGTGGTATAAACTTGCCTTTCCCAAGGCATCATATTTTCAATCTCACTCAAGCTATATTTATGGTATTGCATCAAAGCGAAATTGGTCTTATAGTAACCCTCCAACGATGTGTGAAAGAGGGCTATCCGAAAAAATTCTGTAACCCATTGATTACATATTCAGATTCTACACCAGTTTCAGGATTCCTAATATTAAACCTATGCTCTAACTTAGGTATAGTATCAAAGAATTTTGTAATATCCTTAAATTGACTGGTAGTTAATCCTTCAATAAATTCCTTAAATTCTTTCTTACTAGTAGTAGATGAATCATATACGTCTTCTCCATCATATATCTGATCTACACATCCAGCAATAACATCAATATATCCTTCAGGATCAAGTTGTTTCCCTATAATTGAAGATTTAACAAATTCTGGGAATGTAGGATATCTAAAAATAATACCCATGTCATCAGAAAGATTAATCTTAGGATCATGTCCTTCTGGTTTATCTATTTTAACGTCAAATAAACTGAATGTATATTTCACCTCTGTTTTATTATCATCTTTACAGGTGATAGTCATATCGACTTCTTCACCAACAGATACAGCACGAATATTCAAAAACAAATATTCTAGATCAAAAGTTGGTAATTGATCAATCTTAATTCTGCTCTGAACGCAATTTTTCAATAATTCTTTAACTGCTGATGTTATCGCAGATTCTTCTTCTGTGTCCATAGCCATTAAAAGAAGTTTTTCCTCTTTTACGACAAATGGACGATATTTGATAGTTTTCCCATTTGAGGGTAATTCCAGTTCATAAGTCGGGAGTGCGACTTTTGGTAATGCCATAATAATCAGTTTGAGGTCATATTTATATATATCGACTTTTCAAGCAAAAAAATTGCCGAGTAATTTTTTCGACTTTTATGGAATCAAAAAGTCGAATTTGCTGGCCTACCAGCGTCCATCAAATCCAAGAGAGAATCCACCACCGAAAGCCATGTCTCTTGCATCTTCAGTCTCACCCATGTTTGAAACATCTCCTTTAACAAATCTAATGTCGTGATCCATCGTGTAATGACGCATGTATGAGAACTGAGCAGTTACTTGAACTACTTGATTAGTACCATACTGTAAAGGAACAGCGTCAATAGCATATGGATATGCTCTTTCTAAAACATATGTTATTGGTTGTCTTTGTACAGCAGACTTTGGACCTGGTTCTGCTTTAATTATGGCAATGTCAGAAACATACTCATCCATATATGATAATCTTACTTCCCTATTTTGTACTTTATCAATAGATCCACGTTCTTGACGAAACATAAGATCTTGCCACTTATTTAAGAACTTAAGTACAGTCATATTAGCATCACAAAGGAATCCAAGTTGAATTTCCGTATAGACCCTAGTATGCGGATATTTTACCTGTCCTGATCCAACGTACATTCCATTAATACTACTTTCTGCTGTATTAATGTTAGGTAATTGTGCTTCATTACAGTAAAATTCTATAGTCTCATCAAGGTCAAAAGATCCTACACTAGAATCTAATATCCTTACAATAAAACTATTACTAGACGCTAAACCACCGTCTTTTGATACTCTTTGTATAAAACGACTAACAGACACACTAAATATCTACTAATGATACAACTATATTTATGGCCTACTCTGGGATTTATAGGCCCATCAATCCTCAGAAGTATCGTGGTAATCCAAGAAATGTGGTCTATAGATCCTTATGGGAACGTAAGTTCATGGTTTACTGTGATAACCACTCACATATATTAGAGTGGGGAAGTGAGACGGTAATAATACCATATCATGCTCCTGATGGGAAAATACGTCGTTACTATCCTGACTTCTACATAAAAGTTAGAGAGAAGGGAGGAGGAACGGCTAAGTATATTATAGAAATTAAACCAAAGAAACAAACAAAACCTCCTAATGCGAAAAATAAAAATACTGCTTCCTATCGTAATGCTGTAAAAACCTACGCAAAGAACCGTGCTAAATGGAGATCTGCTAAGAGATTTTGTGAAGATAGGCAGATGGAATTCTTAATATTTACAGAGGATAATTTAGCGGTATGAAAAAATGGCACAAGGATTTGGAGAACTACAAAATAAAGCGTCTGCTAATATTTCAAAGGCAGGACTAACTACTGGTGGTAATACACTATTCGAGAGAGTAAAACAAGCAGCAGGTGGAGAAAAGAAATCATTACAATGGTATCGTGCTACTACTCAGAAACTAGCACTACAATATAAAAAGAATTTTGACAAGTTTATCCGCGACGAAAGAAGAGACTCATTAGACACTGGAATCAATCAAGATCAGAACCAACTACGTAGATGGGCTGTCCAAGGCCACATGTATCTCTTTGAATATAAAGACCCAAAATTTATTAAGAAACTAAGGTACTACGATACTTATCCCCTTGTCTATTGTATCAGATCAAATAAAGAAGAGTTTTGGGGAATCAACTTTCATTACATTGCATTGAAGAAGAGAATCGTTGCAGCATCTAAGTTAGCACAAGGTAGAATTGATGTACCCAAGGCATCTCTGCATAAATATTTACTTAGACACGTTGATCAACAATTACTTCTTGATGTTGCTATAAATGAGTGGGATACTGTTGTCCTATTACCTATAGAAAACTTTGTGAGAGATCTAAACGGGTTACAATTTCCAATCAGACGAGAGGATGTTTGGGAAGATACCGATGAAAACTTCTACGACAAATATAAAGGCCGCAGAGTCATCAAAGGTTATGGAACACCAGAAAGTATAGAGATGGCAAAATAATTATGTCTAAAGAAGAAAAACTTTACGAAGAAGTTAGTATTTGGAATGTGCCAAAATACTGGAAAGCTGATAAACGAGCCATGAAAAGAGCTCGTGAAGCAGCTATTGAAAAATACATGAACAAAAATCCTGTGGCACAGACACAGTATCCAGAAATAACTATTGATAGTACTGCTCTTAGGTATCCATCTAATCCACCCATAAGAGATCAAAGTGACTACGTTGTATTCAAATTCTATAAGTATCAACCACCTTGGGGAAGATCATTCCACGACCAAGGAGATTATTCTGGAGGTGGTTTTGGTGGTCGTGGTATGGATGCTGAAAATATGTCAGGAGTTTGGTTTGATAAAAACAAATATGTAGAAAGAACTGGTCTTGGGCATGGTGAACAAGCTTTTAAAAAAGCATGGAATAAGCATGTAGAAAAAGGTAAGAGTGTCTTAAACGTATACAATAGAGCAGATCAATATACTGAGACACCTGATCCAATTGTTATGTTATACATGCCAGATGATATCTCTACTGGTTACAAAGCAAACTGGGGTGGTAAATCTGTTGGAGCAGCAGGAAGAGCAGAACTAGTAGCAAGAGGATCACAAGGACTTATACACAAGGAAGTAGAAAGTATAAAAAGATCATTCCAACAGTGGGATAGATGGGCTGCTGACTATGGTATGAATATAATAAAAGATAGTGTTAAAAAAATTAGTGGTGATGTATTAAATGATGACGATTTATATGGAGGAATATCTGGTGTAGTTCAGAACCCGAATGCTGAACTACTATTCCAAAACATTGATATGAGAACGTTCTCATTGAAATTTAGATTGGTTCCTCGTAATATGGATGAAGCAGCTAATATAAAATCTATAACAAATCTCTTTAAAAGAAATATGTTACCTAGCACTGGTGTAAGTCAGGTATTTGGATGGTCAAGAGGTGATGGTGTTGCTGCTGGATTCATAAAAGTACCTGACCTAGTTAGAGTATCATTTATGAGAGGAGGAGAAGAGAATACAGATGTTCCACAATTTAAAATGTGTGCTCTATCACAAGTAGATATAAACTACACTCCTGATGGAACTTATGCTACATATCATGATGGAAGTATGGTTGCAACAGAATTAACTTTAAACTTCCAAGAAACAAAACTTGTATACAAGGAGGAGGCTGATAACTACTAATGTACTTCAGAAATATACCAAACATAGGATATGATGAAAAACCTATAAAATATCCATTCTCAGATTCTGATGTTAAGATAGCAAAGAACTTCTTCAGAAGATACAAAGTGAATGAAGATGTATTTTCTTTGGCCGTATACTTTCAGAAGTATGGTATTATGGACGGAGAAAGACCTGATACATTAGCAGACAAAGCATATGGTAACCCACATTATGACTGGATCATTCTTATAACAAATAATATGATCAACGCACAGTATGATTGGCCTTTATCTTCTCATGAAATATACGAGACATTAGAGAAAGAATATGATGATGCTTTTGCTGAGATACATCACTATGAAACAATAGAGATAGCACAGTACAAAGCAGGTACTATTGTAGATGAAACATTCTATAATGATACACACAAATTAAATGTTAATGGAACTGTACAGGATAAACTTGGAAGTTCTTTTTGTAATGCAATATCAGTAGCAGAATGGTTCACCAAAGAGAATGAAAAGAAGAGAGAAATATATCTATTGAAACCATCTTATACTTCTCAGTTTATTGATGACTTCAGAAGAAATAATAAGTACGAGAAATCTAGTAGGTATATTAATAAGAGATTAAAAGCAACTGGTTGATCGACTTTTTAGACAAAAAAATACCCCGAAAATTTTTCGGGGTTTTTTAGTATTCAATTTTCGATTTTCCTATATTATCCCAAGAGATCCTGCGGTAATTCCTACTGCCATAAAGAATCCGAACTCCAACAGACCATGTGCTTCTGCTGGAGTAGATATTAATATGTTATTGAAATACGAGAGAACTGATGGCTCCATTGTAATAAACGTATGCTCCGACTAGACTGAAGAAAATAAGTTGTGGCATTGTACTAAGTAATAATACTATAAGTATATATACCTGTTAACATTTTGTCAAGCACCTGATGGTACTGATACTGGAACCATCTCCTGTTGACGGACACGGATTCCTTTACCTCCATCATTGTCATCATCGTCATTGTTAATGGCACGAAGAATTAATTCTATCAAAACTAAAACAGCCATCGGGTAGAAGCACCACAAGATGGCTGTTAAAGGTGATATACTGTCTTGGGCGGCTATTAAGTCGCTCATTGGATTGTGTTCCTTTTAAGATATTATTATTATTTATTTAGTTTTGTTAAGTTTTAAGTAAAGTACTTTAACTTTGTGTATACCGCTACACCAACCCAGAACAACATCATTGTTGCTCTTCCGTTTGCTCTCCAAAAAATATCTGCTTGCATTAGAAGATACCTGGAATGATTTGACCTGTGGTGATGTAAGCACCTGTTGCTGCAACGAATCCAATCATTGCCATCCAACCGTTAAACTTTTCTGCTTCTGGTGTCATTGTTTTAAACTCCTTTCGTTTGATTGTAATAGGGATAGAAAGTGACCTGCTATTGCAGGTGGTGTAAGAGACCTTCGACTTAATCTCTTAGAATATACCTGGTATAACTGCTCCAAAGAGGATGTAGTTGTGTACCAGTGCAAAGAATCCAATCATCGCTAGGCGGCCATTGGTTTGCTCTGCGTTAGTCCAGTAGTCAACATCAAGCACTTCTACTTGAGGTTCATGAGCAAACATATTCTGCTTGCCATACTCGGTAGTAGTGTAACGTTTCATACTGTTCGTAGATGAAGTCATATTAACTTATGTTAAGTAACGTAACATAATTATATAGCAAAGATAAAGATTTTGTCAAGTACTAATACCTAGATAACCGCACAAAAAAAGGATCATCATTGCTGATGACCCTCATAAGTAATCTTTATCGCTACTGTTGTATCCTCTCATCTGGTGGAATTAATTCCTTTTCCTCTAGTACTTCTGGATAAATTCTCTTATCATCTGATTCATATGGTGGTTGCACAGATGTAATAAAAGTACTGAGGTCTGGAGGTGCTGTACCACTAACAACAGCAGCACCAGTAGCAACTATACCAATTGATAATGTTGTTGCTACCATAGTGGCTTCTGCCAACTGTAATAGTTCTGCTAACACTTGTCTTCCTTTAACTAATCATATTATACAATAAAAAAGGAGGTCTTGTGACCCCCCTGTGACAGTTTAATAATCGTCATCCTTACTCTCAATGTATTCCTTGTTCCGTTTACAAACACCATGCACATCTATTTCTTGATGAAGATGTGCCATAGTATGCAGTGCTTCTATACCACCAAAGCATATTAATAACATCATTGGTAGCATCCATAGTGGATGACCTGCTACTTCTCCTGTTGTTCTTTTAGACATGGCAAATCAAAAAGTACTGTGTTTATGTATTCTTCTGCCCATTCCTTATCAAATAACTTCTCTAGTATACCACGAGTCTTATCATTTTTCTTCTGTTGGTTACAATAATATATCTGATCATCGTATCTCTTCATAGTATTAAACCACAGATCATCCTTTAATGTATGATGTATATCATTAGAGAATACATTAAGGTAGTTCATAACAATACAATAGAAGTTTGCTATCTCTATGCTCTTGCTAATACGCATGAACTTACAGTAAGGTGAGAAGATTTCATCTGCCCACAATGGAAGTGGTCTTCTCTCACTAAATGTAAAGTTGTTACTGATCTCTCTTATCTTACTGTAGAATCTATCATCCACACCATGAACAGGAGATACATCAACGATAGCAGCAGTGATGGCCTTGTCAGTAGCAACTATATCACATCCAAAGATAGGTAGATTGTAATGTGGATCAGGATAAAATATTGAATGTAATATCTTTAGTCCTTTTAAGTTTGCTATCTCAACATGCATCTTCCTGAGTGAAGGACACTGATACATTTTGTTTGTAATGATCAAGTCATCCTTCTTCACTTCAGGAAATGGACTCTCTAATGATTTGACATCAGGAAAACTCTCCATCACCTGAGTGATTGCAAATGATAGATCGTCTACAATGTCACGCATAACTGAAAAAGAACTCCCTAATTAATTTTTCCGACTCATCCTTTCCAAATGAATTAGAAAGATATCCTGATATAGGATCAAGTCTTATCATATACTTATCAAAATCATTATATTGACTAGTATCAGTTCCAGTAGGTTTTGCTTTCTCTACCATGTCTTTGTAGATAGAGAGATACTTCTTGAACATTGGTAAGTGATCATCAACCTCTGACATAGTACAATATCTAACGTAGATATTCTCAGAGAAATGATTACCTGGTTCAAAGAAACGATAGGTTCCTTCTGCTTTAGGTAGATCAGGTACAGAGAATAAAAACTTCTCTACTGGATGTTGGAAATCAAATACTATGATAACTTTCTTCTCAAAGAAACCCATAAGATCCATCCCAAAACAAGGAAGGTTATGCCCTGTCTTAGGATAGATCACATTGTTATGGATATTTAATTTGTCATCCCAGATATCAACATGTCTTGACTTAATAAAATGCTGACCTGAATACAGGTCAGCAGTAAGATGGACATCCTTTTCGTTAGTCCAATGAGCATGTTGTTTTTCAAACTTCAGGTCAGGGAAAGTCTCAAAGACTGCTGACCTGTAGTTTTTCCAGAGATCAGTCTTCCTCTGCGAGTTTTGCAAAGTAGGATAGGGCATCGTCATCATCAACAACCGCTTCTTGTTTCACTGGTGTACTCGCACTTACTTTAGCACGAAATGATGAAGGTTCTGGTGCTTTAACTGGTTCATATTCCTCAGTGTCTACAGTAGTAACTGCTGCACGTTTGGCCTGACCTAGTACAAAACTCAACCTTCTTTCTAAATCCTCATAGGATTTGAACTGATCCTTAGCAAGGAATGATTCTAACGAATGTTCCTTGTTCCAGATTGCTTCAAGTTCAGTATCATCTGAACTAAGAGCACTAACAGAATCAAACTCACTACTATCATAGTTCCAGAATCCTGCTACCTTCTTGATCTTTAACTTAAAGTTAGCACCTTCCCAGAAATCAAATACATTTACTGGTGTCTCATCCTGAAACTCAGGATTCATTGCTGCAAGGATCTTGTCGTGGATCTTCTTACCATACTTATACAAGAATGTCTTGCCCTCATTGTCAGGATTCTTAGGATCCTTAACAACTAAGATGTTACTGTAGTAAGATAGCTTACGCTTCTGTCTACGTGCAGTGTCCTTGTCTGCATCTTCACCACTGTTCCAAAGGCGACGATTAACTTCACCTACTGGATCCTTTTCTCCTAGAGTAGTGAGACTGTTTTCAATGTACCAACCACCTGGTCCTTGGAATGCATGACTGTAAACTTTCGCCCAAGGTACTGTCTCTCCTTCTGGTGCTGGTAGGAAACGGATAACTGCGTACCCATTACCTGATGCATCTACTTCTGGTTTCCAGAAGCGATCATCAACTTGTCTGCCACTGACAGACTTCTCTAATTCTTTTTGTAAAAATTCTAAATTGGATTTCTTCTTTAATTGTGCAAATGACATAGGATTTTATTAGATTTAATTGGATTGGGGTGGGGTGGGAGGTTGGATTCATGTTTACCAACAAGTACAGGGCATTGCTACATTAGTAGATTTTTACTGTACTATCTGAGACCCGACTGGTAAGTCGATTCTTCCTTGGGGGAAGCAGCACCACCTGTGTCTCATCACCTTAACTAGCCTTATGCCAGCAAGTTTATTCAGTCACTCCCATGTCAGGGAGCGACCCCGACATTTATATTTATAGCATAAAAAAGGGGGTGCTGTCAACCCCCTAAATCTTAATTATTCCTGAAGAGGACTGCTTGTTCTCCATCTACTTAGACGGAACTCCTCTTTG